TGGTGTGTGATTGTATAAAGAGCACCCCCGCGCCCCGGCGCGAGAATGTGCCAAGGCACATTCTTTTTTTAGGGCAAGACCATGGACATCATGGGTGACTGGATGGACAAACATCTTACCTTCGTTCCGGTTATGAAAAAAGCTTAAAATAATCTTAAAGTTTTGTATTATCGAGAAATACGTAAAAACAAACAAATGTGCCAAAACTGCTTGAATAATTGGGAAGTTTGACGTATCCGCAAATGTTCGTAAAATCGTATTCATGCTGGGTCGTTAGTGACAATTCGTGACAAATCAATTTTTTCTATTTCCTTTCGGAGGTCGTCAAGTTCTGGGTGAATATATTTATCTTCTGTAATGTCAGAAGAGAGGCTGTGCCCGATCAGTCTTTTCAGATAATTTTTATCAACTTTGAATTTGTCGCAGAGCGTTGCAAAAGTATCTCGGCAGTCGTGTGGCGTATGTTTTTCGATCCCAAGCTCTTCAAGTTTTTCATACATGTTAGAGCGATATTTTTCAATAGGTTGGAATAAAAGTTTCCCGTGGGTTTTTATTCGATTGTCCACCATGTCGAAAATAGCAGGGTGAATAGGTACGATTCTGTCTATCCCGTTTTTGGTTTTTATGCCGCCAAAAAAAGTGCGGTTTTCTAAATCAACTTTCATGCTCTTGTATGCTGATATGCGGAATCCTGAAAAACACATGATGAGTATAAATTCTATGGTAGGATCTTCTTTATGTTCCCAGAGAGTTTTTAGTTCTGCAGTCGTGAAAGGTACTCCGGATTCATCATCATCCTCTGTTTTGATCGTGACATATTCAGATACATTTCTCTCTGTTATATCAGAGAGCTTTGCGTATTTATACATTTTGTGATAAAGCGTGATAATGTGTTCTTTGCTGGCATGTTTTAAAGGGCATGAATCAACGACATCCTGCAGGTTATCATAGGTCAGTGTTCGGAATATTTGGTTGTGTAGACTGGAACAATTTTTATATGCAGCATTCAAATAATCGCGTCGAGTTTTGAGTTTCCGTATTTTGGTAACATCATTTTCGCGTTCTAATGGTTGACCAATTTCCCATTTGATGAATTTCTGGAAAACTTCCGAAAATGTCAGATCCGTTTGTGATTTCCGGGAGCTGATGCCATAGTTAAATGCGCTGATAATATCGAGGACGAAAGCATCAGTGATCTGTGAATCATCAAATTCGATTGCATCGCCTGGCTTGAAGTTTCCGCCTTTCCATGCAGACAGCACGCCGAAAGCCTTATACCAGTTATCGACATATGCCAGAGCTTTGGGCTGTACAGGGTTGCCGTTTAAGTCAAATTCTGTAACCGGCGGGTAAACAGCATATGGGTTTGTGCGGTTTCCGGAAAGCTTTTTGATGCTGCCGAAGCCGTTCGGTAATTTGGGATGCCTTTTTGCACTCGTTTTGGGCGATTTGCGGGGCTTTTCTGCGGAAGGCATAGGATAACCACACCGAGGGCAGGAAAGAGCCTTATCGCTAACCTGTGATCCGCATTCGGGGCATTGTATGAGTGCCATAAGTGTACCTCCTTTGAATTTTGGGTATAAAAATAACAGCTCATCAAAAATGAACATACGTTTCTGTTGAATGAGCTGCCCAAAGGTGGTACGATATATTCGCATGAACGTACTGTATCACCTCTTGGTTATGCAGTCCAGAATCGTCTCCTGTTGGCGCAGGGGGCGATTTTTTTATTTATCAGCCAGCCGCAGGTAACTGCGAAACGTAAAGTAAAAGATTGAAGGTAAGTGCATCAAGAATTCCTGTTGCTGGAAGTCCGAATGCTTGCTGGAAAGTAGCAATAGATTGAATGGTTGGGGTATCCATTAAGCCGTTAAATTCCCCAATAAAGCAACCAGCTCTTTGCAATCCTAATTGAGTAAAATATGTCAAGGAAGAGTACTCGGCATATTCTTCAACGCTCATTTGCTCTAACTGCATAACCAAGCTGGCGCGTTGAGTCAGTAATGGGTCAATAGCGGCGGGGTTTGTTTGCATTAAAGTGTTAAATTGAACCAGATACATATGTTGAACTGTATCCATTATCTTATAATCTTCTTCTAACGAATTTGCTGCTTCTTCAGCAGTTGTAGGTTGCAGTGTGGGAGCGGGAGTCTGCGGAACTGGTGCAGGTGCAGAAGTCGTCAGGATTGGCGGATTACATCTGGAACAAGCATCGTACCCAGAATTTACTGCATCTTGCAAGGATATAGCAATCTGTGATTTTCGCAGATACTGACATCCGTTGCTGTGGTACTTCTCCCCGGTTCTGGTCACATATACGGTCGTGTTACCAGATGCCGCGAAAGTAGTAAGTGGAAGGGAGAATATCATACCGACTACGAGCAATAGTGTGAGAAGCTGTTTTTTGAGTTTCATACGTTTTCCTCCTTTGTATGGTTGCTTTGGTTTTGGAACTCTTTCATTGTTCCAATTTTTGTCTGAGTAATTTTCAATTCTGTTTCCAAGTCGTGAATCCTTTCATCCTTTTCCTGCACCGTTTTCTTCAGATGATGGATCATATAAAAAATCCAAAATAAAATAAAGAGAATCACGGATAGGAGCATTATTGCCTCTTCTTAGTAGATATAATAAATATGTCCCGTTCTTTCCATTGCAACATAATGTACAGTCTTTGTTGATACAGGAGAACTGGATGCCGGAATTCTTGATGTATTATTAGGGGTTGACTGCTGTATAGAGTTTGCATTGGTACTTTCTGATTTAGCAGTTGAATCGGCATCTAAGGTAGGAGGGTCACAGTCTAAGCAAGGGCGAAGCCCTTCATCAACAGCCTCTTCTAAAGTAATTGTGATGTCGGAGCGTAAGTGATAACAATCTCCTGTTTTTGTCTTGTGGACTATGGTATCTCCTGTAGCTGCATAACCTGTAATTGGAAGCAAAAGCAATACAATGGCAATTGCAATAGGGATAGTTTTCCTTATAATTCTCATATCATAATCCACCATATAACCATCTGTTTTCGCTCTGTTTAAACGCATAGTCCAGGTCGTACTTTGACATGAACGTAACCCGTTCCTCACATTCTTTCCACTGCCGGGATGATGTGCTGGTTCGCCGCCTGCGCTTGCGTGCCGGACGGGGAGTTTGAGTTGAGTTCTGTGCGATTGGAACGACGACGGGGGCAACTATGTTGTGCGCCTGAACTTCTATTTCCTGCACGTTTTCTTTTTCAAAGTCATGGTTTTGGATATGCCGAAGGGCATGTTCGTATTTCTCATGCTGCATCTCACAAGAAAGAGCTGGATCAAGAAATATAGAATATGAACCATCTTCATTTATTGTAACAGCTTCGTTATTTCCCAAATGGTCTATGTAATGTACGAATATTTCATGCTCCGGTATCATCATTGTACCCCCGCTCCTTACGTTTAAGAGCCATTAGCATATCGTGTGTTGTCTTTAAATCTTCAGGGCTTGCATCTCTGGCGGCAGAGAAGAGTAGCCGCAATTCTTTGTTTTCAAATATTTCCTGCGCCATTTGTGCGGTTTCGTTGTCATGGTAGTAGGTTCCTGTATTTGAACTGCCATCAGAACCTGTAAAGAAATTAACAGATACGCCAAAGTATTCAGCCAATTTCTGGACCTTTTCCAAACTAGGTTTGTTTGTATTTAGCTTGCAAAGCGAACCTTTTGCGAATCCCAAATCTTTTTCTACTTTTGTTACAGTAACACCTTTTTCTTTACATAATTTTTTAATTGTTTCATATGTCAACATACATGCCTCACGAAAAGTTGAAAAAATTACGCAAAATGTATTGACATACTGAAAATATCGCGTATAATGAAAATATCGGTTGAAAAAATTACGCAAAATAATCGGTATGCGAAGTACATTTTTAATAATTAGTTTGTGGTTATTCTGATTATAGAATATATTGCGCATCACGTCAATTATTTTGCTGAATATTTTCAACACAAATTAGCGAAGGGAGATGCTTGATTGATTTACGAAAATGTTTCAGAACTTGCGAAACGCAAGAAAATGTCCATTTCACAGGTAGAGCGTGAAGCAGGAATTGCTAAAGGTTCTATTTGTAAATGGAAGTCAGTTAGCCCGTCAGTGGGGAATGTTCAGTCTGTTGCAAAGGTTCTTGGCGTTACGGTGAACCGATTGCTAAGGGAATAGCCGTGGAACAGTATGAACTCCGTATGACGGAGAAGCAGAAGGTGCGATTTTTGGAGGTTGTGCGGGAGCGGATGAAAGAACGTCACATGACCACCAGACAGCTTGCTCAGGAAACAGGGTATGCAGAATCCAGCGTTTACCAGTTTATGGGGAACGTGAAGATTCAAAACAGGTTTCTGGCGGCGAAAATCGCATTTGTTCTCAAAATCAGGAGGGACGAATGGAAATAGCAGAAAAAGAAAGGGTATCGGTTGAAGATGCCGCTGCTTTACTGGGCTGTAACCCTCAGAGCGTCCGTGAACACATGAAGCGAGGATTGTGGGATATCGGCAGCGTGATACCGCCGATTCCCCCAGCGAAGAAATTCTCGTATCACATTTACAGGCACAAGTTGTACAAGCACTTGGGAAAGGAGTAGAAGATGGAACTGACGAAAGTTCAGAAAGTCGAAGCCTATACAACAGATGGGAAGTTGATGCAGGAAGGCAAAACCTATGTCTTCCATGCCGGAGATAGAGACGTGATTGCAGTATTCGAGGGCATCGTAAAGCGTGGGTACCTGGCATTTCGAAATGTGACGAAGCAGAACGCAGACGCACCTTACCATGTAGCGCCGAGTGCAGTCATAGTAATTTATGAGGCGAGTGTGTCATGATTGGCGTGATCGGATTTCTACTTTTTATGGTCGGCGCCGGAGGAATGGATTCTCAGAATCTTATTATCCCGGCAGTAATGGCAATCGGCGGGCTGTTTATGATCTGGTTGGAAAGTAAAAAGACGGTGCGCCGCCGACCAAAGCATTCGCACCGTCAAAGAATTAGAAACTACGAAATGTAGCTCATGTCTATGATAGCACATGGGAGAAAGGGAAGCAATGAAAATAACAAAGATTCGGATTAGAAACCTGTTTGGTATTTCTGAATATGAAGCGGATGGTGCGAACAGGGAACTGACAGGACGCAATGGCGTTGGGAAATCATCTGTAATTGATGCGATTAAATACGCGCTGTCTAATAAATCAGACCGTAAGTATATCGTCAGAAATGGCGAAACGGAGGGAGAGGTCCTGATAGAGACAGATACAGGGCTTAGAATCAACCGTAAAGCGCGGACAAATCAGGTTGATTATAAATCCGTAAAACAGGATGGGCGGGAGGTTGGAAGCCCGGAAGCATTTCTGCGGGAAATTTTCACGGAATTGCAGCTCAACCCAGTAGAGTTTCTGGAAATGTCCGAGAAGCAGCAGAATGCAATCATCTTGGACATGATTGAATATCCGTGGGATGTGATGAAGATTAAGGAATGGTTCGGGGAGATTCCGGCATGGGTCAATTACGACCAGAACATTCTTTCAGTCCTCAATGATATCCAGTCCGAAAAGGGCGAGTATTTCACGCACCGGCAGGATGTGAACCGTGATATTCGAAACAAGCGGGCTTTTATCGAAGAAATTGCTGCGACAATCCCCGAAGGTTACAACCTTCATATGTGGGAAAGTGCCAGCGCTGGGGAACTGTACCAGCAGATTGAGCGTATCCGAAAAAATAACGAGCTGATTCAGACGGCAAAGAACCTGCTGGAAAGCAGAGACAATAAAGTGCGCAAGTACGAAGCCGACCGCGAGATTAAAAAGGCTGCTCTTGCAACGGAGATCGGGAACCGTCGTGCTCAGATTGACAAGGATATTGCGCGGATGCAGGAACAGATTGCAGCTCTTGCGACTGAAAAAAGTGGTCTGGCTGAAAGACTGGCTGATAAGTCAGCACTGTATGACAAAGAATATGAAGCCAGTGTGTCAAAGTATGATGCAGAAATCGAAGCATATAGAGAATATCGCGACCGTGAACCGCAGGATGTGACAGATCTGGTAGTGCAGGCTGCTGAGATTGAAAAAATGAAATCTCACATCAATGAATACCGGCGGATGCTCTCTTTGCAGAGTGATGTGGAGGATCTGAGTGAAGAAGCAGAAGAGCTGACCAGAAAAATCGAAAAAGCCCGCACTCTTCCGGGCGAAATCCTTCAGGAGTGTAAAATCCCAATCGCTGGGCTGACTGTTAAAGATGGTGTTCCGTTAATCAATGGGCTGCCGGTGTCAAACCTGTCGGATGGCGAAAAACTGGATCTGTGTATCGACGTGGCAATCCAGAACCCGAAAGGACTGCGAATTATCCTGATTGATGGAGTGGAGAAGCTTTCTACGGAATGGAAAAACCGACTGTATGACAAGTGCAGGGAAAAGGGATTGCAGTTTATCGCCACAAGGACCACGGATGATGCGGAAATGACCGTGTATGAGTTATAAGGAGGATTTATTTATGGATGAATTGATGGAACAACAGAGAACGGCTCCTGCGCCTTCTGGAAATAACCAGATGATGATTAACCGTCAAGCACAGGAAGTACAGGCAGCGATGGTAATCGCAAAAAAATTTCCGCGTGATGAATTTGAGGCGGCCGAGCGTATCAAAAGGGCGTGTCAGAGAAGAAGCCTTGCAGGACAGGCTGTATACGCTTATCCCCGTGGGGGGGAGCGGGTTTCCGGCCCATCTATTAGACTTGCTGAAACACTTGCTAAGACATGGGGGAATATAGATTATGGAATCATTGAGCTGGAGCAGAAAGATGGCGCCTCGGAAATGATGGCATATGCTTGGGACCTTGAAACCAATACGAGGGTAACAAAGGTATTCACGGTAGAACATAAAAGAGACACAAAAAAAGGTTCATATAAACTTACGGATAGCCGTGATATTTACGAAGCAACTGCGAATTTTGGGGCACGTCGAATGCGAGCATGTATTTTAGGAGTGATTCCGGGAGATGTAGTTGATATGGCAGTGGAAGAGTGTAAGAAAACGATGTCAATCGGAGACGGGAGGCCCATGCAGGAGAGGATTTCTCAAATGCTTTCAGTATTCAAAGCTGAGTTTGGGGTAACAAAAGATAGGGTTGAGGAGTATGTTGGACGTCCGGCAGGTACTTATGGGAATGAAGATATTATTTTGTTACAGGGTGTATATAAGGCAATTAAGGATGGACAGGCAACTGTAGAATCATATTTTCCTAAAACGGAAGTCGTGGACGAACCGCTTGGCGTTCCTGAGTTAAATGAAAAAGATGTATCGGAGGGCGCAAAATGAACTTGACTGCGGAGAATTATTTTTCAAAGGAGGCAGACAGGGAATACCTGTCAGTCTCCCAGTATAAGAAGTTTATGGGAACGCTGGGGCGTGTAGGATGCGAAGCGGAAGCGCTGGCGTGTCTGAATGGGGAATGGGAGATGAAAAAAACAACATCCCTGATGGTTGGCTCTTATGTAGACGCACATTTTGAAGGGACGCTTGACCTGTTCAAAGCACAGAACCCTGATATCTTTACAAAACAAGGTGCTTTAAAAGCAGAGTACCGCCGGGCAGAAGAAGTCATAAACCGTATAGAACGGGATGAATACTTCATGCGCCATATGGCGGGGGAAAAACAGGTCATTATGACAGGGGAGCTGTTTGGAGCTAAGTGGAAGATTAAGATGGACAGCTATTTCCCCGATGTGCTGATCGTTGATTTGAAATGTATGAAAAACCTGAGAGAAGCAAATTTTTTGAAAGATTTTGGATATCTGGACTTTATCCGATATTGGGGGTACGACATCCAGGGCGCAGTATATCAGAAAATCGTGGAGATTAACACCGGGAAGAAGTTGCCGTTTAAGATTGCTGCTGCATCCAAAGAAGAATATCCAGATATTGAAGTGATTCAGGTGGAACAAGCGCTGATGGATGAAGCACTGTCGGAAGTGGAAAAGAACGTTTCGCATATCCTTGCGTTAAAAAATGGGGAATATGAGCCAGTCAGATGCGAGCGGTGTGATTACTGCAAACATACGAAAGTGCTGACGCATTCAATCTGGTCGAGTGAGCTGTTGGTGGACGTATGAAAGATTCAATCATAATCAACATGAGGTATTCGGGATATGACCTGATAGACGGAAAGCCGAATGTAGAGCGTCATCACTGCCTGATGGGCCCGGATCGGGCAAAGGCGGATGAAGATGGGCTGTGGGTTCCGCTGACGAAGGAACATCATACCGCTGGGAAGATCAGCGCACACCAGTGTAAAGAAATGAGGGTGCTACTTGAAATGCTGGCTCAGGTGTCATACGAGCGTGACCGCTGTGCGGAAGGCATGGACAAGGATGCAGCACGGGAAGCGTTCCGGAAAAGATACGGGAGGTCGTTCTTATGAAGGGGTTCACGATTAAAGGCAGATTTTTCGGAGACAAGACTTTCCCCAGCTTAAACAATTACCTTGCAGAAATCGGGAGGAACCCGAAAGCAGGTGGGCGATTGAAGCGGCAATATGTCATGATTGCCACGAACGCGATACGGCGCGATTTGAAGCGTTGGAAAGCATCAGCGCCGGTGATCCTGCATTATACCTTTGCAGAGCCGAAAAAGGGCGCAAAGCGGGACAGAGGTAACATATTCGGGCTGGCTGACAAGTTTATAGAAGATGCGCTGCGGGACTGCGGCGTGATTCCAGATGACGACCCGAAACACGTACTAAACTTTACACACGACTTCATTTACACGGACGGGGAACCATACATCCGCGTTGAAATAGAGGAAATCAGGGTTGCAACACCCGGCGAAAGCTAAAAGAAACTACTGATTCGGGCTTGTTGGGGAGTATATATCACGGACATGACAGGATGCCTCCTGTTCCCTGGCGCCGGGGGAAAACGGCGCACCCCATCGAAAGGAGATTTTTATGGAGAATATTATTTCATTAAACGATTTTTGCGGCGGGTCGTTATTAGAAAAAGCAAACACTGCACTGAAGGTTGTGCTGGAGAATATGCAGGACCCCAATACCCCATGGAAGAAATCAAGAGAGCTGAACATCAAGCTGACATTTTCCCAGAACGAGAGCCGTGATGACATGGCGGTGGATGTATCTGTAACGTCAAAGATCGCGCCTGTGACGGCGATCCAGACGCGCATGGCAGTTGGGAAGGATCTGCGCACAGGTCAGGTATATGCGGAAGAATATGGCAAACAGGTCAAGGGTCAGATGTCTTTTGCAGATGTGCTACAGGCTGCTGAAACAGTACCGGAGCCGGAACGGGTGGTTGTCGGCGAAGAAGTTGTAGACACAGAAACGGGCGAAGTTATTGGAAAAGTAATGGATTTTAGAACGAAAGAAGCATAAGGAGGACAGGATCATGGATTTAAGAAATGCAATGGAGTACATCGCAGAGCAGGCAGCGCCGCATGTGGTTGAGATAAATGGGGATACATACACAGATAAGCGGATGACAAGGATCCCGCAGGAAATGCGGGCAGAGCCAATCCAGATGCGGACGCTCACAAGCCTTCTGGATTATATTTCTTCCAATGTGGATGAGCTAGACGCGTGTAGAAAATATATGGTCCATGTGACATCGCCGACCCGCGTTGATCTGGTTTCCTGTCTCAATTTTGACCGGATGCGAGAGACGCTGGCAATTGTGGAAGCACAGATCCCGGAATTTAGCTATGACACATATATGGATCATGAGCGTTTCCTGATCGCATTACAGGCAAAATTCCTTCCGGGAGACGACAGGGAGCTGCTTTTAAAGTTTGCAGGTACGGTAGAATCCGGTACTGTAGCGCAGTACGGGGACGATGGCGTGACACAGAAGGCGACTGTGAAGAGCGGTATTTCCTCTAAAACAGATGCGATCGTACCGAATCCAGTGATCCTTGCACCGTTCCGGACATTCCTGGAGGTTGAACAGCCGGAAAGCTCCTTCATCTTCCGTATGCGGGACAGTGACCGTGGCGGCGTGTCCTGTGCGCTGTTTGAAGCGGATGGCGGGGCGTGGAGAAATGAAGCGATGAGTGATGTTGCTGCATACATTATTAAACAGTTAAGCGGACGCAATCTGCCGGAAGGTATGTTTACTGTAATTTATTAAAAAAGAGCGGCCTACCGGAAGGTGGGTCGCATAAGGAAAGGCTGGAAGAATGGGACGACCACGAAAGACCGGCATAGATTACTTTCCTTTTGACGTAGATTTTTTTTCGGACAAAAAGATTAAGATCCTAAAGAGCCGATTTGGGGTGGACGGGATCACGGTATATCTGTACCTGCTGTGCGAGATATATCGAAATGGCTATTATATCGAGTATGACGATGATTACACATATATCATTGCAGATGATCTCGGTATGAGCGGCGAAAAGGTAAAGCAGGTGCTGTCATACTTGTTGGAGCGGTCACTACTCACGAGCATACTTCTTCTTCCGGTCACTGTCATCACCTCCCATGGAATACAATGCCGTTTTCAAGAGGCTGTCAAGGGACGAGCTGCGAAATCGGGGGTAGAGGTAGACAAACAGATCTGGCTTTTAAATGAGCAGGAAACGCTACCTTTTATAAAGTATACCCAAAATTCAGTTTTTTCCGAGAATAACGGGAGTTTTTCCGAGAAAAACCAGAGTAAATCCGAGATTTATGCCATAAAGGAAAGTAAAGTAAATAAAAGTAAAGAAAAGAATATATATTGCACGGAGCCGGAAAAACCGCCTTCCGCGCCGCCGATCATTACGCTGCCGCTGAATGATAAAACGGATTACGGAATCACGCAGGTTGAGGTTGATCATTGGAATGAGCTGTATCCTGCTGTCGATATTATGGCAGAGCTGCGGAAGATGAAAGGCTGGTGCGAGGGCAATCCGGCGAAGAGGAAGACACGGCGCGGGATCGTACGCTTTGTCAATACATGGTTGGCAAAGGAGCAGGACAGGGGCGGCAGTCGGAAAGTGTCTCAGTCGCCGGTCAATAGGTTTTTGGAGGAAACCACATGAACAGGAATGAATTTACAAAAATCATAGATATGCTGGAAGCAGCGTACCCAGCGCGTTTTGAGAAAATGGACTATGAAAAGAGGCTGGAATTTCTCAGGACATGGTACAGGGGTCTGAGTGATTTGAAAGCAGAGGATCTTGACCAGGCAGTAATAAGACATATCAGAGACAACCGCTTTTTTCCGACAATCGCAGAACTGAGGGAAGCTGCGGGGAAGACTGTAAGGAAGGTAAGCACAAGGGAGCTGTTTGACCGGTTCGCCAATTACTATCCGGAATATGATATGGGCCGAAGAAATGAAGCGTTTAAAAGATTTGTTGATAAGGTCAGGGACATGTCGCCGGAAGAAAGGTGGAACGAAGTGGCAAGAATCAAAAGCACTGTTATCGCATATGTGCAAGCCTGCGAACTTGACAGAGAAGAGCTGCCGATGCCGTTGAATGAATTTCTGGAAAGGATAGGCGTATGAGTTATTTTGCAGAGCAGAATGTTGTCGGCTCCTTGCTGATGGACGGGGATGCGATAGAGCGGGTTGCGGCGATCCTTGAACCGGAAATGTTTACCGCAGAGCTACTGGGGCGCGTGTATCTGGAGTACCTGCGGGGATACGAAAACGGATACACAGTAAATCTGGTAACAGTTCGGGAGCGGCTGGGCGGCGATAAATACCCGGGAAGCGTGGTTGCGGAAGCGCTGAAAGAATGCGTCAGCGTGACGGTTACATCAGCTCAGGTCAAAAGCTATGCGGAGGCTGTGCGGGACGATTACAAGGCGGCGCAGGTCGGAAAACTGCTGGCAGCAACAAGGGTCACGGCGGCGGGTGTCAATGACCAGATCGGGAAGCTGCTGACGGATCTGGAAGCGCTGCGGGATGATAAGGCGGCGAAAGCTAAGACGCTGGCACAGATCGCGGCAGAGTATCAAAACAGTTATTTTTGTGAGCATCCGGGCGGTATAAAAGTAGGAATGCCACATCTGGATGATATGATCGGCGGGCTGGAAGGCGGGGACGTGATCGTGATTGGTGCGCGGCCGGCGGTCGGAAAATCGGCACTTGTCACGCAGATCACTACGAACCTGGCGGAGCAGGGAAAGAAAATCGGCTTTTACAATCTGGAAATGTCGGACAAGCAGCTGTATGAGCGCTTCGTGGCTTCGCAGAGCGGCTTGGGATTGACAAGAATCCGCAGAGCCGTAAAGTTCTTAGGCGACGAAGAAAAACGCTTTAAAAAGGCAAATGACGCGTTGGCAGGACGTTCGAACATCGTCATTTCAACCGGTGCAAAGACGGTCAGTGAGATCCGGGCAGAAAGCCGGCACATGGGTTTTGATGTAATCGTGATTGATTACCTGCAGCTGATCCGGTCAGATACCTTTTATAGGGGCAACCGCGTGGCGGAAGTCGGTGCGATCAGCAAGGCAATCAAGGCTCTGGCAATGGAGCTGCAGATCCCGATCATCCTGTTGTCGCAGCTCAACCGTGCGTCGGAGGGGCGGGAGACAAGGGAGCCATCCATGTCGGAGCTGAGGGAATCCGGCGACATTGAGCAGGACGCAAGCGTAATTATTCTACTTTGGAATATGTCGGAGGATGACCGGTCGAAAAAAGGCTGCAAGATCGAGAAAAACAGACAGGGGGAAACGGGTAAGATGGAGCTGCGCTTTGACGGCGACCAGATGAGATTTCGGGATGCCGGGGAATGGCAGGAGCCAGCGGAAGAGTGCCCGTTTACATGATATGGCGAGTGTAAAATTTCAAAAAGGATCAGAGGAATGGATGATGTTCATGGAGTTCTGGGGGCTGTGTCAGAAATACTGGATCCCGGAACAGAATGATGAGTGGTGGGACGAGGCGCTGCGGGAGATGGATCTCTTTGCAAAAAAATACGGGTCAACAGTATTTGTCCGTAAGCTTTGCATGGCGCTGATCACACGGCTGGAAGATGAGCATCAAGAACAGATGGCGAAAGGAAAGGAGAGGCAAGGATGAAAACCGCATTGTTTATTTTAGGGCTGCTTACTCTGATCGGCATCGGCGCGGCGGTGCTGTACAAGATTGGAGAGACGATCGTGGAAATGCAGGATGCGACCAGCTGCGGAAAGCCGGCCAGGAAGGAGCACGAGGATGGACGTACTGAAAAGAGTAAACCGTGAGCTGAATCAGGAGATGCGTAAGCAGGTCGATCTGATTTACAGTGCGGCAGCAATTGCCTTTGCCCGGTACTGGGATAAAGGATGGGGGCCAGAACGGATCCGAAGGATTTTTGATAAAACGCTTGAGACGTGGAATGAATGCGGAGCCACAAACCAGATCAGTATGATCCAGATGCTGGAAAATGAATCGGGTATTGAACTGAGGATTCCAAACATGGACAAAGGCTGGAGGGAGTTGGCGTATCTCAATGCACAGATCGACATGGGACAGATGTCCGTTGCACAGATGATCTACATGAGACAGCGCCAGAAGAAATGGATCGCCGCAATGCTGATGGCGTGCCTGTTTCTTTCCCTGCATCGCAAATATGGTTTCGGGAAAGACAGGCTTGTGCGGCTGATGGGGCAGATCTATGAGATCGAGACGGAATATAATTTTGACAGAAAGAAGTTGGTTGCAGCCTGCCGAACGGAGGCGGGAGTGAATCTGCAGCATAAATTTGGAGGATGATATGAATAGACTGACAGAAAAAGACGACCAGGGAAATTGGCATCTGAAAGGTGTCCGTTGGGCGCAGCTCCATGAGGGGCAGGTTATTACGGGAAGACTGTGGGAAAAGCTGTATGGAGCACTCTGGAAGCTGATGGAGTACGAGGACACAGGGATGAATCCGGAAGATGTGGAGAGACTTAATGATTTTGAAAAGACACATAGTTATAAGCTACTGAAAAAACTGCATGACGAGTGGGACAAGCATCGCTGGATTCCTGTGACGGAGCGGCTGCCGAAAGACGAACAGGAGGTGTGGGTAAGCACAAAAACGGGTAGCGTTTGCCTGGCGATGTATCATGAGTCATATGGGATTTGCGAAAGAAGTGTTTTTTTGCTTAGTTTCGGAATTTTGCAAGTAGATGATGTGACGACGGCATGGCAACCTTCTAATTCTCCCGCTCCATACACGCCAGTACCAGAGCAGGACAACCCATCCGGCGGCTGGCAGGAGCAGATGGCAAGCACGTTTTTGGGGGATAGCCGGCTATGAGGGATTTGATAATAGATTGTTTCGCAGGAGGCGGCGGAGCAAGTGTGGGAATTGAGATGGCATTGGGGATACCGGTTGATATTGCAATCAACCATGATCCACAGGCAATCCGCATGCACAAAGTCAACCATCCGGACACGCTGCATTTGACAGAGGACATTTTTAAGGTTGACCTGCAAAGATATGTAAAAGGGCGTCATGTTTCGCTGATGTGGGCTTCGCCAGATTGTACAAGCCACAGCAAAGCAAAAGGAGGACAGCCCCGAAAAAGTGGACTGAGAATCCTTCCGTGGGCGGTATACAAACATGCAAAAGCAATCTTGCCCGATGTGATTATCATGGAAAATGTTGAAGAAATACAACAGTGGGGCCCGCTTGATGAAAATGGACATCCTATCAGGGAACGCCTGGGCGAGGATTATAAGAAATTTATATCTGCAATGAAGGGGCTGGGATACATATTTGATAGTCGGGAGCTGGTGGCTGCTGATTACGGAGCGCCGACAACGCGGAAGCGCTGGTATGCAATTTTTAGGAGGGATGGAAAAGATATAGTCTGGCCAGATCAGACGAACTTTAAGGATTCGGAGCCAAAATGGAAGCAGTGCGGAGAGTACATTGACTGGTCTGATTTGGGGAAATCCATATTTGATAGACCAAAACCGTTGGCAGATGCCACACAGAAACGAATTGCAAACGGAATCAGGAAGTACATTCTGGAAAGCGAGCCGTATATAGTTCAGGACAAAAGAGCGGCGGCGTTTATCATCCAGTATCACGGGGAGCAGAAAGCTGGGGATGCCAGAGGGCAGTTGTTATCAGATCCGATCAAGACTATAGATACCAGTAACCGATACGGACTTGTCACAGCGTTTATTACAAAGTTTTACAAGAGCGGCATTGGGCAAGGATGTGATGAACCATTGCACACGATAACGACATCGCCAGGGCATTTCGGATTAGTTAGCGCATTTCTGATTAAGTATTATGGTTCTGGCGGGGGCTGCCAGACAATAGATAGACCATTAGATACAATTACGACAAAAGACCGATTCGGACTTGTAAATGTGATACTGGATATTGATGGAGAGGCGTATATAATCAAAGACATTTTTCTACGTATGCTGAAGCCGGAAGAGCTGAAGCGGATGCAGGGATTCCCGGATGATTATATAATCGACCGCGATATTAACTGGAAGCCATACCCGATTAAAGAGCAAGTTGCGAGAATTGGTAATAGCGTTGTACCAGTTATGGCGGAAACATTAGTCAGGGCGAACTGCTCATACCTTAAAATTGGAGAAAGACTTCCGAACCTGAGAATAAATGACAGCGATAATCAACTGAAATTTGCTTAAATGAGCAGTTAAAGGAGTAATGGAATGATAGATGCAGAAGAAACCAAACGGTTTAAAGCAAAGCAACTGCGGTACAAAAAGCCGATTGTAAAAAATCTGAATCTGGACTCAATAAAGCAGGATTTGTGGGACATTCAAGAAGAATGCGAAAATGTCAGATGGTATACCGAATCAGAAGATGGAAACGATTCTCTGATCAATGCCCTTGCCGGTGATGAAGACGAAGCATATGAGTTCAAAATGGCTTTCGCGGATTTATGTGCGGAATGTGACCGAATGAGAGAGGATATCGAGAGAGAGTGGGTTCCGGAATGTTTCGATATTTTCTTCGTGGCGGCGGAAGCAGGAGAATCACAGGGCGGACTGCTTGGCTGGGACTCTTATGAACAGGATTATTTTGGGATCTCTTGCGACGGCAGTTTTGCAGAAAATGAAGCTAAAAAGAAATTAAAGCAGATGACCAAGGATGATCTGATTGCGTCTGCCCAACAGTGTTTTAAGGTATACAGTTCCTATATTGGTTTACGGAACAGATATGACAGCTTGAAAGCGGCGATTGATATACTGCGCGACCAGAATACCGGATATTTGCAGGCGGTGAAGGAAATCGAAAAGCTATATGAAGCTGCCAGCAAAGATGGGTGGAGCAGGGAAGTATGGAGTAAGGAATCGCGAGAGTGGGAACGGTACACCGATGCGCTTCCTGTGGAAGCGTGGATTGCATAGCTAAACTAATATTTTATCATAGCCTGCAAATAAAAAGTCAAGGCTAAAATGAAAGAACTTTGAAAATTTTATACAGGTTGAAAATTAGACATCAAAACAAGA